TTCCCGATGAGTTTGCACTTGCCTTGTGTTGCAGTCAAAGTTGAACGCAGGGCATACCACGATTCCTCACGCATCCTTGATGCCTCATCAATCACCGCAGCGTACACATCATCACCATAAAGGTTGTCGGGTTTCTCGCCTGACTTAAATTCAATCCTTGCACCCGTTGGCAAGGTCAACAATAACTTTGTTTCGTTGCTGATGAAGAAGTTCTTGTCCGTGACTTGGTTCTTCATCCTTCGGAATGCAATCTCCGCTTGTTGGTAAACTGGAGCAACCCACCACACCGACTGACCATCTTTGCATTGGAGTGCTTGTTCAAAGAGCCAAATGATGTGTGATGCCGTCTTTCCCGTCTTGGTACTTGCAGCCGTAATCGTGAAACGGGCATCGCAATCAAGGATGTCCTTTTGGTAGTTGGTGAGATATGGTCGTGTGTAGTTTATTTGCACAACGATTTGTATAACTGCAATCTTGTCAAGTTGTGGAGTTCAAGGTTGTGATGCTTTTGGCAATACTCGTAGTTGCTCACGCCCATTGATTCACGCACCGAACTACCGGCATCAATTAGTTTTTGGATGGCGAGTTTCCAATCGTTTTGAGTTACCAACAACACCCCGTCATTTGCTTGATGGTACAAGTAAGGATACACCGCAGAACAAATGATTGGCTTTTTGTATGCACTCGCTTCAACTATCTTCAGCTCAGATTTGCAGTTGTTGAACTTGTTGTCTTGCAAAGGTGCAACCACAAAGTCAAAGTGACGATACACCTCGCCATATTCAAACACGCTTGTCCCTTCCACTATCTTTGCATCAGGCATACTCTTGGCAATCCGATTCCAAATCTCTCCTGGTGTATAACCGCAGATGTAGAACTCAATGTCCATCCCTTTGATTTGGTCAGCAATCAACTTCAAGTCCTCCTCGTGTGTAACTCCACCAACCCATCCGACCTTGACTTTGTCGGTGCGTTCCATTGGTTCGGCTTCCCATTGCTTGTGTGTGTAGTCAAGGCAGTTGGATGCAATCACAACTTTCTCATTGATTAATCGAATCTCTTTGGCAAGTGCTGGAGTTGTGGTGATGACCGCATCTGCGTAATTTATGGAATCTTTCACAGATTGCTTGATCCCTTTGCGATATGCCCAATATGCTGGGTTGTATTTTGGGAGAACCCAATAGTCATCAATGTCCACAACATAGGGAGTGCCGGAATCAGCAATCTTCTTCAAGACATCATAATGCTTTGCACCAAGCCATCGTGAGAAGATGATAACATCAAATGCACGATAGTCAAGTGTGAGCCATTCCTCTTGTGATTGGCAAACGCTGACATCCGCTTGTCCGTCAATTTGCATCCGAAGGTGTGGCGTGAATAAGCGGTGGTAAACTACACCATTGATTCCGTCAGTTAATATCAGTAATTTCATAGAGTTGTTAATAAGTGATTGAACGCTTGATTGGTGACATAGTCAAAGCCATTGTTGATGGGGATGACATTCGGTGAGTGAACGCATATCTCAAGCAATCGTTTAACTTTCATTTGTTCTGCGATTGCGTATGTGCTTGATTGATTTCCGATGAATGCCTTTGAACTGCCGATAATAGTTGCCAACATCAAAGCATCTTGGCATTTCAATAGTTCACAATCTAACTGCCATCGCTCGGTGAATGCAATGTACTCATCTTCGTATCCAAAGAAAACGCACTTGTGTTCCTTTAGTGGAAAATAGTTGATATCGTAATTGCGATAACGAGATGTGAAGTTCAAAAGTATCTTGTCGGCAAAGTATGGGATAGGTTCATTCGCTTCAATGCAAGGTTCGTGAAGGTCGGACATCAATTCGGGGTACACAAGAAAGTGATTCCGCCTCAAATCACCAGCGGAGAGATTCAATCCGTGATTCCTGAACTTGTCGAAGTTATATCCAATGCCGGGGTGTGAGTTCATCTCAACGCTTTTAATGTACGATTGATGTTCAAGCAAGGGTTTAATGTATTCGTACGATTTTAAGTTCATACAATACCCTCCGCTTGGATGACCAGGAACACCATTCTGCTCACGGAATCCGATGTGAAAATCTACTTCACCGTGTAACTCCGCAACTCGCTTGGTTGCCGTGAGTGAATAGATCAAATCACCAAGATGCCCCGATTGGATTACTTTCATTCGTTTGGCAGAATTGGGATGGGCATCCAGTACATCACATTAATCCAAGCCATTGTGTTTTCGTCTATCCACATATCGTCAATAAACCGTGCAAGTTTGATTTCGCCATCAAATGTTGCAACGATTTTAAGTTCTCCGTCATAGGGTGGGAATGTGTCCTCACCTCTCCAAGTTTTTTTCATCGAGATTCAAAGTTATAGTAAAGTTTTTTGATTCAATAGTTTGGTGTTGTGTTTCCTTTGGTTTGCCATACACCCGGTCAAACAATAGCTCAAGCAGATGGATGCTTCCCCTCTCATAATCCCGTGTCGCTTTCTTTGCAATCATCGCTATCCAAAATGGGAGTTCATCGTTCTTGGCAAGTTCAATTAACTCTGATCGGCTTTTGCTTAATATAGATTGAATGATGTCGGTTGTTTGACCACTTGATAACTTGACATTGTACTCAGCCAAGAACACCTCCCTCAATATGGTTTCCACATTCTTCGGTCTTCCGTTTGGATTTCTGACCTCACCTTTTTGTGCCGGTATCAAATTATCGTTGTTCGCCATTCTCTTATTTATCTCTAAATTATTTGACCGTTTCTCTTAATGACCAATGTAGGATTAAGATTACGCATTCGGTCAATAATTACTTGGCAGAATCTTGGGTCAAACTCTACTACATATGCCTTGCGATTAAGTTGCTCACACGCTACCATTGTTGTACCACTCCCAGCAAATGCATCCATTACAATATCCCCTTGTTTAGAAGAGTTGCTAATTTGGTATGAGAATAGTTCGATTGGTTTCATGGTTGGATGTTCTGCATTTCGGTTAGGCCGTGCAAATTCTAAAATTGTGGTTTGCTTTCGGTCCGAATACCAATTGTGTGCTGCACCCTCTTTCCATCCATAAAGACATGGCTCGTGCTTCCATTGATAATCTTGTCTTCCCATGACCATACTGCTTTTAACCCAAATTAAACATTGCTTAACCATTATACCCGCGTCCTTCATTGCTTGTCGAAAGTTTGCACCTTCCGAATCCGCATGCCAAACATACCACGCCCCACCTGGTTTTGAGTAAGTAGCACACGCTGTGTAAAAATCGTACAAAAACTGATAGAATTGTTTGTCTCCCATATTGTCATTGTCAATCTTTAACTTTTCTTTGGTGCCACCTTCATAATTAACATTATACGGTGGGTCGGTGATAACCATATCCGCCAGTACTCCTTCCGTTAACTTTTCAAAAGTGTCCGTTTGAGTGCTATCTCCACAAATTAAACGGTGTTTTCCAATATCGAAAATATCCCCTAAAACAATATCAGTATCGCTTCCGCCTTCAGGAATCGCAAAGTCATCCTCTTCGGCTTCCAGTTCTTTGACAAAGTCCAAAGGCAAGTCCAATCCCCAGTCATCTAAATCCTCAACATCCCATTCGTTTGCTAACTGATCCCAATCCCATTCTCCGTATCCAATATTATCTTTGATGATGAACTCTTGCTCTTGCTTATCGGTCAAGTCCTTTGCCTTGATGATGTATGTTTCTTCAATCCCCAAGTGTTCCAATGCCTTCAATCGCATATTGCCACCCAGCACAATCATATCGTCATTGACAACAATTGGTCGGAGTTCCAACATCTGTGGAAAGTCCGTGATTGATTTCAACAACTTCTTAAACTTGTCATCCTTGATTACTCTTGGATTGTTTGGATTTGGTCGTATCTCGCTGACCTTTATTTTTTGTATCATCGTGTACTTAATTTTTGTAAGTGAATAGATTTCAACCACTCCTTGTATTGCTTTTGATCACCGAACTTTGTGTGACATTCTCTGCATAATGCTTGAAGGTTTTCAATCACATCCGGCTTTGTTGTTCCACCCATTCCACGAGCTTCAAGGTGATGGATATCAATTGCAGTATGCCCACAAACCTCACAAGGAATGAAGTCGCTGATGTCATAGCCAAAGTGATTCATATAGATTTGGGTGTGTTTCTTCAAAGTATCAATCCCTCCTCGTTTAATAACTCACGCAAATAGTCACGCACTTTGATGAGTGCATCCACAACTTCGTCAGGTGTTTCATCTGATGCGTACTTTGTCCGTGTTCTTAATTCGTTGTCAAGTTCTGATACGATGCACTTCCATTTCCATCCATCAATTGCATCTTCAAACTGATGGCGTTCTTCGTCAAGATTGAATTCAAGGATTGCTTTCATTGCTCACCTCCTCCGTAGGTTTCGTTGTAGTATTGTTCTTCAAATTCTTCAATATTTTGCTCACTTGTACAATCAGTGTTATCCCCATTCCAAAAAGCATTTTTAATTTGTTCCTTCTCCATTTCTTTGGCTTTATCAAGTAAAGGTTTAATCGTAATTGGAGATAGGTATTTTTTAACCCATAATT